CGACAAGCTAGAGACCGAGGTTCGCGAGTTCGACGCGCGTATCGAGGAGCTCGACGCGCAGATTCGCGCCGACGAGAAGGCTTCTGAGGTCGCGAAGCGCTATGCGTCCTCCGTGAAGGTCACTAGCGAGCCTGAGATCTACCGGAACGACGTTTCCGGCCGGTCCTACTTCCGAGACCTTCACCTTGCGCGCAACAAGGGCGACCGCGACGCCGTCGACCGGCTGTCCCGTAACGACCGCATGCGCGCCGACGCCGAGAAGCGAGCTATCTCGACCGTTAACGGTGCGGGTGGCGAGTTCGTTCCGCCCCTGTGGCTAGAGCAGGACTTCGTGAAGCTCGCGCGTGCGGGTCGCATTACTGCGAACCTGACGCCGACTTTTGCGCTTCCGGCCGGTACTGATGCGATTAACATTCCGAAGGTTGCGACCGGAACCGCCGTCGCTCAGCAGGCTTCGCAGAACACGGCCGTTCAGAACACCGACCTCACCACGACCTCGATTAGCTCGCCGGTCGTGACGGTTGCGGGTGGACAGACCATTTCGCTCCAGCTTCTGGAGCAGTCGCCCCTGAACATCGACCAGGTCGTTCTTGCCGACCTCGCCGCCGACTACGCACAGAAGCTGAACACTCAGGTTCTCTCCGCTGCGGGTGGTGCGGGCAACCTGACCGGTATCACGAAGCTCGCCGGTATCAACTCGATCACCTACTCGACTGCCCCGACCGTCGGAACCCTGTACACCAAGGTTGCCGGAGCTATTCAGGCGGTGCACACTTCGCGCTTCCTGCCCCCGGACACCATCATCATGCACCCGCGCCGTTGGGCGTACCTGCTCGCCACGGTGGACAGCTCTAACCGCCCGATCGTGACCCCGAAGGCGGGTATGCCGCTGAACAACTACGCCGCACCCGGCGAAGTTGCGGCTCAGGGTTACGTCGGTGAGCTTCAGGGTCTGCCCGTGTACGTCGACGCCGGTATTACCACGACCAACGGCGCCGGTACCGAAGACGTGATCATCGTCGCGCGTATGGCCGATCTCATGCTGTGGGAAGGCAACGTTCGCGCTGAGGCGTTCCAGCAGACGTTCGCTCAGAACCTGTCGGTCTTCGTCCGGCTGTACAACTACGCGTCGTTCCAGGCGGGTCGCTACCCCCAGAGTATTTCGCTGATCTCGGGTTCCGGTCTGATCGCCCCGACGTTCTAGTTCGCCCTTGACTGGGGGCACCTGCTCACGTGAGTAAGTGCCCCCGGTCCATTTCATTGGAGAGAGTCATTGCCTCCCGCTAAGCCCGCTCAGCGTGCCGATATCGCCGTCGAGGTCGACGGAGTGCTCGACGACGCCGGTAACTACACGGGTGAATGGATCGACAGTGACGGCTTCGAAGCCGTCCGTCTGGTCTACACGTTCACGGACTTTCAGCCCATGGTCGGGCTCGAAGAGTCGATCGACAAGGAAGGGACGGCCGTTCTCGTCCCTCGCCCTCAGCAGTACCCGCCCGGGTCGACCGTCGCTATCACGAGCCGGTATTTCCGACTAGTGGCAGACGAAGGTAAGCCGGGTTCCGTCTTCCGGGCTTCGGTCCGTCGCGCTAGCTAGTCAAAGGGGCTTCCGTGTCGCTGATCTACTTCGCCGGGCAGGACGTCGCCGTAAGCGCCGTACCGGTCGCCGACAACGGGGGAGCCCCTAGCGGCGCTGTAACGGTCTCTGTGACCGTCACGGACCCGAACGGGGCGACTACCTCGCCGACGGTCTCGGGACCCGTTAGCGGGGCGTACAGCGCCGTTGTGCCGTCTGTCTCGGTCGCCGGTGTGTGGTTGGTTCGATGGACGGCGACCGGAACCGGCGTCGTCTGGTCGAGCGAGACTCAGTTTCAGGTTCGCGCCGTCGGCGTCGAGCAACTAGTCGACCTCGCCTCAGTGAAAGCTCACCTAAACATCACGCCGACCGACACTCGGCAGGATGACGAACTTCAGGGCTTCATTCTCGCCGCCGCTGATCTCGCCCGCGACCATTGCGGCCCGTTCATCCCTGAGACGCATACGCAGTACCTCGACGGCGGCGTTCCGTCCTTCGTGCCTGACTGGCTTCCCGTGAAGTCGGTTCTGTCGGTTACCGAGTTTTACGGTCTCGGGTCGTTCGTTCTGACCGAGTCGCCCCTAGGTGGGGGCGTGTCGTCGGCGTTCGCCTACACGGTCGACTACGGAACCGGCGAGCTAACCCGACGCACCTTTAGCGGCGACGCTGTCGACTTCGCCGAAGGCGTGAAGAACGTAAAGGTCGTGTACACGGCCGGTCGCTCGACCGTGCCTTACTCGGTCCGTCTCGGCGTACTAGAGCTAGTGCGGCATCTGTGGCAGCTCACGCAACAGGGCGGCCGACCGAAGTTCGGCGGCGCTTACGAAGGCGGCGAGCCCGCCATTCCTACCGGCTTCGCCCTGCCGTCCCGTGTCCTCGAATTGTGGGCACCGTTCCGACGCCCCCCGGGAATTGCCTAATGATCCCTTCGTCTTCCGCCCCGGCCGTACGGGCGTTTCTGTTCAACACGCTTACCGCTCAGCTAGCGCCGGACCCGAACAGCCCCCGGTCGAGTCTTCTTGTCTGTTACGACGTGCCCGGACCCAATCAGCCCGACGACATTGTGTCGGTCGGGAAGGTTCACCGCCGTATCGGCGTGAACTCTCTCGTCGGCTCAGGCGGTGCGGGCTGGCTCGAAGAGCGATACACGGTTGAGGTGATCGTCGACGTGTACCGGGGCGGCGACGACGCTCAGGCGACCTACCTAAGGGCGTCGAGTCTGGTCGAGTCGATCATCTCCGTTGTCCGTTCTGATCCGACTCTCGGCGGCGCTGTCGTCGTCGCGAAGCCGATTACCGACCTGACCGAAGTCGATTGGGACGAAGCGCACGCCGGTTTTCACGCGTGCGCAACTCTCGAAGTCGAGTGCTACCAAAGGATTTAACGTGGCTGCTTACACCTACACGGGGACCGACGAACGGTATTACCCGGGCATTGGCCGTGAGGTTCGCCCCGGCGATTGCGTCGAGTGGACCGTCGAGCCCGAAGACGGCCGATGGGAAGCCGTCGAGACGTCCGCCCCTGCCCCCGCCCCGGCGAAGGCTGAGCCCGCCCCGGCGAAGACCGATTCCGCCCCGGCTGAGCCCGCCCCGGCCGTCGACGCCCCGAAGGGTGCCTAATGCCTAAGTCTTCACTACTCAGTTTTCTCGGTATCGCGAAGGAATCCACCTTCGGTACCGCTGTACCTCCGACGGCGTTCATTCCCGTCGGAAACGTCACGCCGAAGGACAGCGTCACCCTTCTGGATGACAAGGGCTGGCGCGGGTCCATGGTCGAGACCTACGGCAAGGTTGCGGGTCCCATAACGGGAAGCATCGACTTCGACGGCGACGTGTTCCCGGACACCATCGGATGGATGGTTACCGGCATTCTCGGCGACATTACGACGACCGGCGCATCTGCCCCGTTCACGCATGCCGTCGCCGCCCTGAATTCGGGTACGGGACAGCCCCCGTCCTACACACTGACCGACACTTACTCGGTCGCTACCCGGGCTTACGCCGGTGCGAAGTTCTCGGAACTCTCTTTCAAGCTCAGCGCCGACGGTCTGTTTACCTACTCGGCGAAGGCGACGACCTTCGGGTCGGCTACCGCGACCCTTCCGACGGCATCGTTCACGGGTGTGCCCGTTCAGCCGGGTTGGTTGGGCGTCGTTCAGATCGCGGGCGTCACTTCGGCGAGCGTCCTCGACGCTGAGGTGACCATTAAGCGACCGGTTACCGTCGTGAACACGGTCGACGGCACTCAGGCACCCACAAACCTTTGGTCGGGTCCCATCACGGTTGACGGAAAAATGACCGTGATCATGGAAGACGACACGCAGCTAACCAACTACCTGACGCAGGTTCAGCCGTCGATCGATATCAACTTCGCTCAGGGTGCCGGAGCGGCGGCGACTCAGGTCAAGTTGCACATGTCTAAGGTCGCTTACTCGGCGGCTGACATCTCTCGCGGTAAGGACTTCGTCGAGATTCCGATCACCTTCGAGGCGCTCGCAAACTCGACGGATATCGGCACTTCGGCCGGGTTCTCGCCGATCAAGGTCACCGTTCAGAACGCCATCACTTCCGGGACGTACAAGTAATGACTGAGCTTTCCCCTACTCGCGTTTCCCTGCCGTCCGGTGCATGGGCCGATCTTCGCCCCGTCGCCGACGTGACCGAGCGACAGCGCCGACCGATTAAGCGCATTCAGACGAAGCTCGCCGGTATGCCTGCCTTCGCCGGTGCCGTCGCTGAGGCTCAGAAGTCGGGCGGTCAGGATCTGACCCCTGACCAGCAACTGAAGATCGCTTCCGGCATGGGCGAGGCATTCGACCTACTCGAAGACCTCAACGACGCTCTAATCGGCGCGGCCGTCCGTGGCTGGTCGTATGAGTTCCCCGTGTCGGCCGACGGCTGTCAGGATCTGCCCGGCCGTGACCTCGACGCCCTTCGGGCGGCGACTGCGCCGTATATGCAGGAACTCATGCCTGACTTTGACCCGACGCCCGACCCGGCTTCCCCTATCGAGCCCTCCGTCGCCTAGCTTCGGCGCTGGAGGGGGGCAACAGATACGACCCTTCCGAGTATCCGTCGGAGGAATACCGGACGTGGAGACTCTGCACATTGCTGCACTGTCTCCCGTCCGACCTCGACGACGAATCGGCCGTCGAGCTCGATTGGTTGCTAGCCGTCGACGACACGGTCGAGAAGGTTAAGCGGACGCTCGAAGAGAAGGAAGCGAAGAAAAATGCCGGGTGACTTCATTCAAGCCGTCGTGCATGGGAACCGGCGCACCGCTGAGTCTCTGCTCACGATGGATAGGGGCGTTGACCTCGCAACTCGCAAGGCCCTTCAGGAAGTTGGGCGGGTCACGAAGCGCTCGATTCGTCGAGAGATGAAGGGCGCCCCGCGCTGGAATCACCGAGGGGCTTCCGAACGGACCGGCGAAGCCGTGACGCTGTCGGGTCCGTATCACGCCCCGCGTGAAGGCGGACCGGGATTCTTCACGGGTCATCTGTACGCCTCAATTAAGGCGAGCCGACGCCCCCGGGTTCGGTTCCATGCAATGACGACGGCCGTCTTCGCTGGCGGTTCCGGGAAGGTACAGAACCTTTACAAGGCGCAGCAGGAAGCGAAGTTCCCGTATTTCAAGCCGGGCGTTCGTAACGCTGAACCGAAAATGCCCGCCATATGGGAGAAGCACTGGGGCGCGGCGACAAAAGTCTTCTAGCTCGGCCACCTACTCACGTGAGTAGGTGGCTAGGGAGGGTTAATCGTGGGATCGCTGCCCCCGGTCTTTATCGAGTTTCTAGGTAACTCGACTGGCTTTATGGCCACTTCGAAGGGCGTTCGTACCGAGCTGAGGGCGGTCGAGCGCGAAGGCGGCGGCTCGATGAAGAAGCTAGGTGCCGTCGGTAAGGCGGCGCTTCTCGGCGTCGGTGTCGCTGCTGCTGCTGCGGCCGTTAAAACGGTCCATATGGCGGCCGACTTTCAGACTCAGATGACCCGTGTTCGCACCGGTGCGGGCGAGTTCGCTAAAAACATGGACATGGTCAGTCGCGGCGTTCTGACCATGGCCGGTCAGGTGGGCGAGTCGACTAAGGACCTGACGTCAGGTCTGTACATGGTCGAGTCGGCGGGATTCCACGGGAAGAATGCCCTCGACGTCCTTCGCATCTCAGCCATGGGTGCAAAGGTCGGCGCGGCCGACCTAGCCACCGTGACCGACGCCGTGACGACGGCTATGAATGCGTACGCCCTTCAGTCGACGGACGCCGCGAAAAACACTCAGAACACGACCGACGTGATGAACGCGCTAGTCGGTACTGAGGCGGAGGGAAAAACCAACATGGAAGCCCTAGCGGGCTCTATGTCGAAGATTCTCCCTGCCGCTGCGGCGGCGGGCGTTGGGCTTAACGAAGTGCTAGGCGCCATGGCAACCATGACCGCTCAGGGCACATCGGCCGACGTCGCCGCGACCTATCTCCGGCAGACGATCGGAAACCTGTCTAACCCGACAGGCAAGGCGGCTCAGGCGATGCGCGGTCTCGGTCTTAAGTCGATCGAGGTCGAGAAGAATCTCGGTAAAAAGGGTCTCTCCTCGACCCTGGGCATGTTGACCGACGCTATCGCTAAGCACACTTCGCACGGCACCGTTTTGATCTCGACGCTGAAAAAGGCTTCGAAGAACACGACGGAATTTCAGAAGGCGCTAGCGAATCTGAGCCCTGAACAGAAGACCCAAATCGGTGCTCTTGCCGACATGGTCGGCGGCACTAAATCGATGATGGCAGCGCTACAGCTAACCGGCTCGCACGCGAAAACGTTCCAAGACAATGTTGCCGGAATCACGAAGCACGTGAAGGACGGCGGAAAGAGCGTTGAGGGTTGGGCGGACGTTCAGAAGACCTTCAATCAGCGAATGGCCGAATTCAAGGGCTCGACGGAAGCCATCGGAATTTCGATCGGTAACGTCCTACTGCCGTACGCGACGAAAATGATTGGGTGGCTTGCGTCCGGCGTCACGTGGCTTACGAAGCACAAGACGGCCGCGTATGCCCTCGCCGGGGTCATTGGCGGCGTACTCGCCGTCGGTCTCGCTGCTGCCGCCGTCGCCGCATGGTCGTTCACGACTGCGATTCTGGCCAACCCGGTTACGTGGATTGTCGTTGGCGTCATGGCCCTAGTCGCCGCCCTGGTCGTGCTCATCATGCATTGGCGACAGGTCTGGTCCTGGATTCAGAAGAACATTCCTGCCGTCGCACATGCCTTCGTCGCCACATGGCGCGGAGCGGTCGCGGCATGGCATGTCATCTGGGCATGGGGCATCAAGGCGATTCACGCCGTCGTGAAGTGGTTCGATACCAACGTTCTCAAGTGGCTAAAGGCTCGCTTTAAGGACCTGACGTCATGGTGGAAGGGTCACACTCAGGAACTTTCCGGCGCGTGGAAGCTAGCTTGGAAGCTCATACAGATTTGGGCAAAGCAGGCTTGGGACCTGATAAAGACGGGGCTGAAAATCCTCGCTCAGACCTGGTCGGATATCTGGGCCGTAATCAAAGACGCCGTCATGTTGGTCTGGGACGCGATAAAGAATGCCGTAACGCTCGGCATTCACTATGTGCTGAACATCATCGGCGTTGTCCTCGACATCATCACGGGGCATTGGGGTAAGGCTTGGCAGGACCTGAAGAAGCTAGTCACTCAGGCATTCGAAGACATAACCCGCTTCCTGAAGGGGCTAGTCGGCGACTTCGGGACGCTTCTGTACGACGCCGGTAAGGCGCTGATTGATGGCCTGATCAACGGCATTAAGGCTTTCGGGCACCTAGTCGGCGACACCCTTTCGGGCATTGGTCACAGCGCGCTCACCGGGTTTAAGAGCATGTTCGGGATTAAGTCGCCGTCGAGGGTCTTCCATCAACTCGGCGTCTGGATCATTCAGGGTCTCGTGAATGGTCTACTCGGCACGCACAAGCAACTAGAAAACGCCCTGTCTAAGACCATGTCCCTTCTCTCGAAGATGCACACGAAGGCAGCGACGGCCGTCGAGAAGGCGGTTCGCCGGGACGGTAAGGCACTGGAGAAGCTCGCGACTAACCGCGAGAAGATCGCCGGTCGCCTGAAGACGGCGAGTGCGCACCTGAAGGATCTTCAGAAGTCTTGGACCGACGAGAAGGGCAACGTCGCGTCGGGCATCATGCAGGGCGCTTCGGTCGTCATGCAGGGTGAGAACGGCGCGCCGATCGGTGCGGGCGACGTCCTCGCGAATATGCAGGCTCAGGTGATGAAGGCGAAGCAATTCGCCGCGAACATCGACCGGCTTCGGAAGATGGGTCTTCGCGGCGACCTACTCGACCAAATCGCTCAGGCGGGCGTCGACGGTGGCGGCGACACGGCTAACGCTCTCGTGAATGCGACGTCGAGCCAGATATCGCAGCTAAACCAAACACAGGGCTCGCTAGTGAAGACGGCGAACACTACCGGCGCTTCTGTTGCCGACAGCATGTACGGGGCTGGGATAAAGGCGGCGAAGGGCGTCGTCGACGGGCTCAAGAAGCAGGACGCCGCCATCCGCAAGCAAATGATGAGCATCGCCGACAGCATGCGCGACGCGATCGCGCACGCCCTAGGCATAAAGGTTCATCACACGGCGCACCATGCGGCGAAGAAGCACCATCACGCCACGCATCACCCTGCCAAGAAGACTCACGCCGTGCACCACCACACGACACACGTTCACGTCGAGGTTCACGGGTCGGTGCACTCGAAGCGCGAGCTTCGCGACCTCTTTCATGCAGAGATGTTGAAGCTAGGCGCGCGTAACTCTGTCACGTGGCAGCAATTCAAGCGGTAGTCGAGCGGGGCGGGTCACCTACTCACGTGAGTAGGTGCTCGCCCCTTCCGGGGAGGGACCATGGCACTAAATCCCAACTGGCCAGTAATCGAAGAGGGTTGGGGCGCAACATGGAATGCGGCGGGGGGTGCCATGCCTGCCGGACGCGTAGCCAACATGGCTTCACGTCTTCTCGGGTCCGCGAACCTTCGTCGAGGTAAGCAGTACGAACTAGATCAGCCTCAGGCGGGGGAGTACTCCGCGACGCTCGACAGCCGCGACGGCTCGCTCGACCCGACGAACGCCGCTGGTCCCTTCGGCGGTCGCATCCTGCCCTATCAGCCATGGCGTAAGCGCGCTATGTGGCCACCGAGTGCAAACCTATTGAGCGCTTTTCAGGCGACCGGGGGCGAGGGCGTTTCAACCGGCACTCTGCCCGCTGGTAGCAACATGCTTACCGACACGGGTAACGGTCTCGTCGTGAACCCGTCCGTCGCGTTTCAGGGCACGAACGCTTTTCAGTTCGACGCCCCGACTACGTCGGCCGGTAAGCGACTGTTCTATACGTCCTATCCGGCCGTGAAGCCGGGCGGAACGTACAGCGTTCAGGTTCAGGTTCGGAACATCACACCGAGCACGACGGTAAAACTGAAGGCGTATATCGCGTGGTACGGCCCGACGTCGAACGCTAGCGGTAACTACACATACGGAAGCATTGCCACGCTCGCCGGGTCGGCGGCGGCTGCATGGACTCAGATATCCGTCTCGGCGACCATGCCCGCGAACGCTGGGGGTTTCGCCGTCGGCGTCATGGTCGACACGGCCGCAGCGTCACTATGTCAAGTGCAGGGCGACGCATGGCAGTTGGAGAATGCCGCGACGCCGTCCGCATGGGTCACGCCGGGCACGTGGTACCCGATGTTTACCGGCTTCACTGAGCGTTGGCCTACTCAATGGGCGAACGACGGCACGTACGAAGAAGTAATGCCGACGGCTGTCGACGCCTTCGCGTTGCTGTCTCAGGTACAGCTAAAAGAAGTGTTTCAGGAAGAGATCGACTCACACTCGCCGCGCTTCTGTTACCCGTTGGGTGACGCTGTCGGCTCGACGTCGTTCGTCGACGAAGCGGGTAACTTCCGTGCGCTTCCGGCCGTACTCAGTAAGACCGGAAACGGAAACCTGTCGGCCGGTAACAACGTCACGTCGGCGAGCGCGACCGGCGCCTTCACGGGTTCGACGGGCACTGTCGTAACGCTCGCCCCGCCCCTGCCCGGTAATGCCAATGTGAGCCCGGCGACCGTCCTCGACCTGACGGCCGTCGGCATTAAGGGACCGGGCAACCCGTCCGGGTGGACGCGCATGATTGCATTTCGCGCGACCTCGCTTCCGCCTGACTCGCTGGTCATTTGGGAGACGCGAACGGACGACTTCGGAGACGGCACGTTCGACGGGCACATTCGACTGTCCATCGGAAGTGACGGCTGGCTGAGGCTGAACGCGAATGCCAACCTGACTGACTACAACTTCAGTCTTGCGTTTTCGAGCGGCGCGAACCTAGCCGATGGAAATTGGCATCTGTTCATGTTCGGCTATGACGCGACGCACTTCCGTACTTCGCTCGACGGCGTGCAGTCGACTAGCACTGGTTCGGGTCTGTCCATGACTAACCCACCCGTCGACTGTATCGGCGCGCTATGGACTCCGCGAACGAAGACGGCGACGGATGCTTTCAAGGGCGATCTAGCGTTCGTGACCGAGTTCTCTTCGCTGCTGTCGGAAGCCGACATGGGACAGCTTTACTCGACGTGGAAGTCGAGCGCGAGCGGCGAGAGCAGCAGTGCCCGGTACTCGCGCATTCTTCGGTATGCCGGTTACACGGGGGCGAGCAGCGTCGGAACCGGCCTTACGGTGTCGATGGGTCCGGCGAGTGATCTCGCCGGTAGCGACGCCGTGTCGGCGCTGAACAATGTTGTGACGACCGAGAACGGCGAGCACTTCATCGCGGCCGACGGAACGGTTACGTTCCGGGGTCGAGGGGTGCGGTATAACGCGCTTACTCCGGCGCTCACGTTTGGCGACGGTCCGGGCGAGTTGCCTTACGAAGATCTTCAACTCGACTTCGACTCGACGCACCTGTCGAACTCTGCGACGGTCACTCAGGAGTCGACGGGCATCAATTACACGGCGAGTGATGCGGCGAGTATCGCCGCGTATTACACGCGTACCCTGACGCGCTCTATCAACACGAATAGCGCGCTCGAAGCTCAGGATGCGGCGAACTACTTCGTGAGCCGCTACAAACAGCCCCTGACGCGCGTACAGAGCATCAAACTTCACCCGTCCGCTAACACGGCCCTATGGGCCCCGTTGCTCGCCCTAGAGCTAGGTACCCGGGTCCGTATCAACCGGCGCCCGTTCGGTGCCCCCCTCGTGACTGTCGACTGTTTCGTCGAACAGATCAGTTGGGACATGGACGCGAACAACGAAGCGTTTGTGACTCTCCAGTGCAGCCCGATCGACGCGAGCCCTTACGGCGAGTTCGCCCCGTGGCACACGACGCTGAATACGGCCGTCGGGTCGGGACAGCAAACGATGATAGTGAACGCGAGCGCCGACAACGTGAACCCGTTGGTCGCTCAGCTACCGGCCGGGACGCTCCTGACTGTCGGCGTCGGCACGGCGAACGCTGAACAGGTGATGGTCGGCGGCGTAGGCGCGACCGTTTCCGGTTGGACGACGGCGACGCTCTCTCTCGTGTCCAGCTTCTCGCGCGTCCACAATGCTGGAGAACTCATCTGCGAAGTACTCCCGTCCGGCGTCACTGATCCGACATACCTCGACAGCGCCGAGAAGTTCGACACGGCGCTCTTCGCGTACTAGCCATCCCGTCACCTACTCACGTGAGTAGGTGACGGAGCAAGGGACACGGTGTGACTCTTCAACCTCCGACTTCATACACGGCGGCGACCGGTAACTTCCTGACGGCCGGTCTCTGGAACACTCAGGTTCGCGACGGTGTCGGCTACCTCATGTCGCCGCCGATTTTCCGCGCGCATTCGGAAGTGGCGCAGTCGCTTGGTGACAACCTATGGATAAGCCTGAATCTAGAAACCGAGGAATTCGACAACTACGGCGGACATAGCACGTCGACCAATACAAGCCGGTACACCTGTCAGGTTGCCGGAACCTACATGGTTTCCGGCATCGCCGCTTTCGTGGCGAACGCAACCGGCCCGCGTGGCTGCCGACTGATGAAAAACGGCGCGGCCTACAACGGGACGTTCGTAAAAATGACCGGTTTCGGTTCTGGCTCAAATGCCCTGAGCACTTCGGCGCTTATCCCGCTGGCCGTGGGCGACTACGTGGAAATTCAAGGTTTCCAAAACTCCGGCGTTGCCCTCAACACAAGCGCCACAAGCGGCGACGTCGCCCCGTCTCTCTCGTGCCTATGGGTTTGTCAGTAAGGACGGTTTTACATGTCTCAGTCGAGTAGCAACACTAGCTATTCGCTCTACGTCTCGGACTCTAACGGAGATCAGATCTTCGCCACTTCGGTTAACGGCAGTGCCGGAATGGACGACACCACATGGCTACGTCTGGTCGAGACGCTAAGGGATTTTGCGTGGCCTGCCGCCATGCGCCCCGTTCTCGTGCAGGCGAGCAAGTCTGAGAGCGTCGGCACTTACTACAACTGCGACACGGCGGTTACTCCGCCGACCTTCAACTAAGGGGGATTCCTTATGGCCATTCTCGGCGTAGACGTTTCCGCATATCAGCCGGTCGCATTCCCGACTAAGGGGCTCGCCTTCGCCTTCGTTAAGGCGACTGAGGGCGTGTCCTACACGAACCCGCGCTATGCCGGGCAGGTGGCGCATGCTCGCGCCGCCGGTCTGGTCGTCGGGCATTACCACTTCGGGCGACCGGGTGACGGCGTCGTTCAGGCTGAGTACTTCCTGAAGCACGTCGCCCTGAAGCCGGGCGACGTCCTCGCCTTCGATTGGGAAGCGTCCGGCGTCTCTCAGGGCGAGCGCGACGCGTTCATTAAGCACGTGAAGGCGCATGCCCCGGGTCACCGTGTCGTGCTGTACTGCAACACGGATTACTGGCACAACCACGACACCGAGAACTATGCGGGCGACGGGCTATGGATCGCCGACCCTAACCACCCGGCCGGACACCCGCACGTCGTGCACCCTTGGGTGTTCCATCAGTACTCATGGGCAGGCGGGATCGACCGCAACGTCGCGAACTTCGCGAGCGTCGCCGCCCTGAAGGCATGGGCCGGTGTGACTGCCCCCGTGAAGCACCCTCAGGCCCCTTCTAAGCCTGCCTCCCCGCCTGCCCCGGCACCGACCCTTGCTCAGCGCGTTACGGCGCTAGAGAAGGCTGTGAAGGCTCTTCAGGCGAAGGTGCGCTAATGGCAGACGAAGACAACCTAGGCGTCGTCACCATTTCCGCACGCGAGATCTACAACGAGATCGTAGGTATGCGCGACGACCTTCGGTCGCTAGCTCAGGCTCGCCGGGACGACTCGGCGACCCTCGACGACCACGAGACCCGAATTCGGTCGGTCGAGCGCTGGAAGTACGGCATTCCCGTTACCGCCGTCGCGTCGGTCGTCGCTGTAATCGAAGCACTCGCTCAGAAGTAAGGAACACAAGTAATGGCCATCTCTGGCAAGGTAATTGCGTCCACTGTCGCCGCAGCCGCGACGACTGTCGTTTCCGGCATTCTCGCCCCGCATGTCTTCTGGCCGTCCGTTCAGCCTGACGTTCGGGGTCTCGTCGAAGCGGGCGTGACTGCCGTCGTTACCTTCGCGTCCGGGTATCTCGCCCGGCACGGGATCGACGCTCAGGCGGTCGAGCATGACGTCGAGGCTCTCGCCGAAGACTTCGGCGTGCCGTTCATGCAGGTTCACGACGTCGCCGACGACGCCCCGGCCGTCGAGCCGGTCGTCGAGCCTGCCCCGGTCGTCGACGGTTCCGCCGTGACGCCCTCGACCCCGGTCGTCTAGTCACTCTCCGTCGACGAGGAAAACGGACATCACGGGCGGTAAGCCCCATGCCGGCATTCCGCGGGACATACGGAGAGTGACGAAAAACCCTTGCGCTCTCCCGACGGGTGACAGACGACCCGAAGGGACAGCGCATGGGATACCCGCACCTTGCATTGATCGGCGCGGCACGGTCCGGTAAGGACACGGTCGCCGCCCGTCTCGTGAACCGGTTCGCCTATACCCGGCTCGCATTCGCCGACCCCCTGAAAGAGGCGGCGCTCGCATTCGACCCGATCGTCGGTGCCGAACCGGGCGTTCGCGGATTCCTGCCCGTCCGGCTGAGCGACGCAATTCAGCGGAAAGGGTGGGAGCGCGCTAAGGATGAAATGCCGGAAGTTCGCCGGACCCTTCAGAAGATGGGGGAGGGCATTCGGGAATTCGACCCCGACTTTTGGCTTCGCCTCCTGCTCGACAAAGTCGACGCCGCCGACAAGTGGAATATGCCTGTCGTCGTCTCTGACGTCCGGTACCCGAACGAAGCCGAAGCCCTTAAGGCGCGAGGCTTCCGCATGGTCCGGGTCGTCCGGCCCATGCACACGGCCGAGACGGTCACGGCCCAAGAACTGAAGAATCGACAGCACGTGTCCGAACGTGCGCTCGCCGACTACGCGGCCGACGTCGTCGTCTCGAACGCCGGAACCCTCGCCGCCCTACACGAACGGGTCGACGCCCTAGTCGACTAACACTGAGCCCCCGCTTCGGCGGGGGCTTTTTGCGTTTGGGTCACTTACTCACGTGAGTAGGTGCTAGGGTGTCCCTCGGTAGGTAGGAAACAGCGACGGAGGGGCGGACACGGTGAGCGAGCGCAACGAACTTCAGGAGTGGATCGACAGTGGTCGCGAGGCGACCCGGAAGTTCGCGCTCATCGGCAAGGGCAAGGCTCTCCACCTGAGCACGGGCAA